AGAGCGTGGTCGTGAACTCGGCATTGAATTAGACAAAAGGTTAGTTAAAGCTAAATTAGTTGACCAAGTCTTTAAAGCCGAACAGAAATAATTTTTGTTATAAATTAACGTTAATTTAACAGGAGAAAACAAATGGCACTATGGGGAAAAACAGACACCGCTGGTGACGTACCTAAGTGGCTCGAGGACGATGCTAATAACACTAATAAGTCCAATGACAAAGACAACGCAGTATTCGTTGACTTGACAGAGGCAGGAGTTGCATCTAACAGAGCTAAAGGTCTTCATACACCTGGTTGGAACTTGTACCACACATATACAGATCAAAACGGAAACACAAGACATCACGCAGAACCTTTGGTTGTGATGAAAGTTTCTCAAAGTGATGCTGGTGACGATGGTGTAACAGGTAACACAGCCGTTGAGGACGCTATTGTAGCTGACAGTTAATAGTTAACACTTTTTACATTTTTGCATTATGAAATTGACGGAATCAACCTTTTTACTTTATGCTATGAAGCATTATGACAATCCACAATGTACGGATATGTCAGAGTTCGAAGAAGATATGAAGAGGTTTCAGTATCTTCGTAAATTATTTAGTCGATATAGACAAGATAATGAACTCAAGGAGAGGTTGATTCTAAATCATTTAATAGTGCTTTTTAATGTATTTGGTGTTTTCGCAACTGAAATGCTTTTTATGAGGTTACACGAGTATCATGAGTACTTGAAGCCTTTTGCAGAATATCTAAACTTTATGCCTTTGGTTATAAGTTATGATGATACTGTAATACATAGTGATAGCATTGTAGCAGACGCCGCAATAGTAGAAAGATTGGGAGAAATCTAGTATGGTAGTCGATTTATTCTTAGTATATAGTTTTATTAAGAGACTTGTGACGCCTTTTACTAAATGGCCTGCTTATAAAGAAGGTATCATTGATGATAAAGGTAATATACTTATTTCTCGCAAAGACTTTCGTAAAAATAATCAGAAAAAAGCATTTGGTATATTCGACCAACTCATTTTAAATCTCAAAAAGCTATTAGGTAAATTGCCTGGCGGTCAAACACGAATCGCATCATATGCTGCAGCACTGTGGTTAATTCGCGAAAGTGAAAAATATGATGAAAACATGTTGACAGAATCTGTTTATGATGATATAATGTTAGCTGAATCTTTAAAATCTTTTGAGGAACAATATAGCGACATTTTATTAGAAGCAGCGTCATGTCCAACCGCTGCAGGTGATGTTGATTTAAATACAAAGAACCGAGATGCTACTATTAAAAAGCACAATTATGGTCCTTTAAATGTTGATACCCCAGGGGATTATTGGGAAAAGATTGCTGTGCATTGGGATACACCAGTAGAAGCAGCAAAGAAAAGTTTATGTGAAAATTGTGTAGCATTTGACATTTCACCTCGCATGGAAGATTGTATGCCAGGTAAAACATCGGATGATGATGGTCAATTAGGTTACTGTTGGATGCACCACTTTAAATGTCACAGTGCCAGAACTTGTAATACATGGGCAAAAGGTGGACCAATTACAAATGACGCAACAAGTCTAGATTGGCAAAGCCGAAACGAAGGTGTTGATGAAGACGCACCTGCTAATTCAGTTGGTGGAGGCAATATTGCCGGTTTAGGTGTGGGACCACACGGTGAGCCTGGTATGACACCAGCACAACAGAAAAAATATAAGAAAAAGAATTTAAAACAATTACTACAGGATGTAAAGGATTAACATGAAAATAGAAGATAGAGAAGCAGTATTCGAGCAACTTAAAGTAGACGAAGGAGTAGTCTATGCCATCTATAACGACCACCTTGGGTATCCCACTTTTGGAGTCGGTCATCTTATCCTCGACAGTGACGAGGAATTTGGAAAACCAGTTGGTACAGAGGTTAGTGAGGAAAGAGTCAGGGATTGTTTCGACCGAGATCTTGAAATTGCCATCGGAGAGTGTCACGCTCTATACGGAGAAGGGGAATTTGGAGACTTCCCAGGAGAAGTCCAGCAAATCTTGGTTAACATGATGTTCAATATGGGGAGAACACGCTTAAGTGGCTTTAAAAAATTTAATGCTGCTTTGGGTGAACATGATTGGAAAACTGCGGCTGTTGAAGGTCGTGATTCTAAGTGGTATCGTCAAGTTACCAATCGTGCCGAAAGGTTAATGTCTCGCCTAGAAGAAGTCTAGTTCCATGTGGGCTTGGCTCAAGTCATTATTTACTAAACCGACATACACAATTACTGTGTCGTATGATACACAATTTGGAAATGGTGACGATAAAGTTTGGAATGGTATCACAACTATTACTAAACAAACTTGGAAAGAATTATATTTTGTCACAGCAGACAAAAAGAAAATTCAAATCCGTTCTAATGCGGGACTAAATTACCGTATAGAAGAGGAATAATAAATAAATTTTACATTATTAAATTTGGAGAAAAGAAATGCCAGTAAATGATATTATTAAACATGCGATTGATAACAATCCACTTAGAGTGAAAGATGCTTTCGACCAAGAGATGAAAGGCCGGGTACGTGATGCTTTAAATGCAAAGTACCAGGAAATGACAAGTGATGAAGAACCTGCTGTAGATGCAGTAGATGAAATCCCAGAAACACCAGATCTTGAAGCGTCCGCTGATGATGGTGTTGTCGAAGAATCAGTCGAAGAAACAACAGAAGAAGAAACTGAGGAAGAGTAAATGTACCAAATATTCGGTACAATAATTCTTATTCTCGGTGGAGCCTCATATTGGTTGTGGACTGATAATCAAACATTAAAAGAGAATCAAGTCAAACTTGAATATGCAATAGAAGAGCAAAAGGCCGCGTTTGAAACTATGAAAGAATCATATGAAAAACAAGGCCAAGCTTTGAATAATTTACAAAGAGCAAATGCCGAAATTGAAGCTGAAAAAGACCGATATATGAGTATTTTTCAAAGGCACAATCTTGATAAATTAGCTTTAATGAAACCAGGTCTAATTGAAAATCGTTTGAACAATGGAACGAAGGCCGTATTTGAGGAGATAGAGAATGATAGCAAGAAGCTTTCTGATCTTAGCAACAATCCTAACAATTAGTGGCTGTTCCATTTTCGGTTCCAAACCAGTAGAGATTGTTTCCAAACCTATAAAGATTGATATTATACAACCCCAATTACCAAGACCAATTGATTTACAAGAACCAAAATTCTATGTAGTATCAGAAGCAGTAATTGCCAATCCTTGTAAAAAAGTTGTACAAGAAGATGGTACAGAGAAAAGACCTAAAGAATGTGCTTTAGAAGATAGAGAAAATCCAGACTGGCCGGTAGGCTATACATACTTTGATAGATTCCTAGATGATATGAAAGCTCTCAATAATGGAGATGTTCTTTTTGTAGCTTCTACTATAAAGGATTATGAATTAATGTCTGGTAATTTTCAAGAACTTCGAAGATACATACGAGAGCTTGGAGAAGTGATTGTATATTACAGAGATGTAACAATCAATGACGAACCAGCTGTTGGTGCTCAAGTCCAGAAAAAATAACTATAAAAGTTTTTAAGTCCAACCCGAGTAGATAATAAATATCTGTTGACATGTTATGCAAACTGTGATATAATTACTTAACAGGAGCAGGGATTTGTCTACACAAGATAAAGAATTCTCGGATGTCAAAGTTGACATCGCCTTAATTAAAAAAGACGTTAAACAGATTGAAAAATTTTTTGAGAAAGTAGATGTTGCTGTTGATGGCATGGCAGAAATTAGTAAAAGTGTTGCCGTCCAACAACAAATCATTGAGAACTTTCAACAGAAACTTGAAAACTTTAACGACAAGATAGATAACAATACACGTGCTGGTATTGAAGGTCGTTTAGCACTTAAAGACGAGTTAGATGACCATAAAGAAAATTTCCGACTACAAATGTTAGAGGCAATGGAAGTGGCCAGGCAAAAACATGCAGATGTAAATGAAACTAGCAGAAAGTGGCACGAAGAAAGACACAGAGAAACAATACGACTAATTGAAAACATTGCCAAAGATGTGGACCAAAAACACGAGGACCACGATAAAAGATTGAGAAATATAGAGAACCTCAAATGGTGGGTTCTAGGTGCGATCGCAGCAGGTTCTTTTATCGCACATAATTTTGACTTATCTGCAATAATGAGTTGACATTTGATTTAGTATTTGTTATAATACTAATCAAATAAATTAAAGGTTTATATTATGATTGATTTTGTTGATATTCAGTATGCTCAGCATCTTGCTGGTAGGTTAGACCTATTTAAAATCAGATCAACACGCCCTTATAAAATCAATTTCAGATGTCCTATCTGTGGAGATTCACAGAAGTCTAGGACCAAAGCTCGTGGTTGGCTCCTTGAGAAAGAAAACAACTTCTACTTTTACTGTCATAATTGCAGTGAAAGTCATTCCTTTTCCAACTTTCTCAAGGTAGTCGACCCTTTGGCATATAATGATTATGTCGCCGAAAAATTCATCAAAAAGTCTAAAGATGAAGAAACACCCAAACTGGAAAAGTTTAAAACAGAAGCTCCTACATTCGTAGGCAATGAACCCTTAAAAAAGTTAAAAAAAGTGAGTCAACTTGATTGGAAACATCCAATTAAGAAATATATAGATAATAGGCGAATACCTCCTAATCATCACTATAGGATGTTCTTTGTGCCAAAATTTAAGGAATGGGTAAACACATACATTCCAGATAAATTTGATAACTTAGACAAAGATGAACCTAGGTTGGTAATCCCCTTTCTGGACAAGGACAAGAAACTCTTCGGCGTATCGGCCAGAGGATTCAAGCCTGATGGAATCAGATATATTACTATCATGTTCCATGATCGTCCAAAAATTTTCGGTCTTGATAAGGTCGACTTCAATAAAACATATTATATTGTTGAAGGGGCTTTAGACAGCATGTTTTTATCGAATGCTGTCGCAATGGCTGGGGCCGACGGAAATACAAGTGCATTAGAAAAGTTAAATAATGGGATCTTTGTGTTTGATGCAGAACCTCGAAATAAAGAGATTCATAAACGCATGGATAAAATTATTAATGCTGGGCACAAAATTTGTATATGGCCATCTGATGTCAAAGGAAAAGACATTAATGAAATGGTCATGAATGATATGAAAAATGTGGAAAACATTATAAAAACAAATACATACAGTGGCCTTGAGGCCAAATTGAAATTTACAAATTGGAGAAAAGTATAAATGCGAGTGAAACTAATTAGTTACTCCCAGCCAACAAAACAAACACAAACCGAAGGATTACTTGATGTACAGGACTTAATTGCTTTTTGCGCTCGAGTAAGCAACCCTTCAAACCAATATAATACTGAAACAAGTGAAAAACTTTTAAGATATCTCGCCAAACATAAACACTGGTCGCCTTTTGAAATGGCAAGTGCATGTTTAGAAGTTGAAACAACAAGAGATATCGCAAGACAATTACTACGACATCGTAGTTTTAGCTTTCAAGAATTCAGTCAACGATATGCAGACCCAACAAAAGAGTTGGAGTTTGAACCTCGTGAAGCAAGATTACAAGATCCTAAGAATAGGCAAAACAGCATACCTGTAGATTGGGACAATGAAGAACACAGACGAATCAATGAAGAATTTCGCATGAAACAAATGCAACTCATTCGTGACGTCAAAGAATTATATAATTGGGCAATTGATAAAGGAATCGCAAAAGAGCAAGCCCGAGCAATATTACCAGAAGGAAACACAATTTCAAGATTGTATGTCAATGGTACATTACGTAGTTGGATTCATTTTATTGAATTACGCAGTGGTAATGGAACACAACAAGAACATGCAGACCTTGCCCTTGCTGTTGCAGATGTTATTGCGAAAATCTTTCCTTTATCTAAAGAATATGTTACAAAAGAATAATAGGAGAAAACAATGCAGCATTTGGGTATAGAAATCGACAAGAAAAGAGACAAAGGACTTAATGAACAATCATTTAAACTATTAAAAGATTATTATTGTCGAGAAGATGAAAAGTCTCCACAGGAGGCTTTTGCAAGAGCAGCGGTTGCTTATTGCAGTGGAAATTTAAAATTAGCACAACGCATATATGATTATGTCTCTAAAGGTTGGTTTATGTATTCCTCTCCTGTTCTCTCGAACGCTCCCTTAAAAGGAGAGCCTGTAAAGGCCTTACCCATATCATGCTTTTTAACATACGTTCCGGATACGCTTGACGGCCTCATAGATCATAGTGCTGAATTAAGGTGGTTATCCGTAAAAGGTGGTGGTGTTGGAGGCCATTGGTCTGATGTTCGTGCTGTTTCTAAAAAGGCACCAGGACCCATGCCTTTTCTTCATACAGTAGATGCAGATATGGTTGCATATAGACAAGGAAGAACAAGAAAGGGTTCATATGCTGCATATATGGATGTTTCTCACCCAGACATTGTTGAATTTGTGAATATGAGAATTCCAACAGGTGATGTCAATCGTAAATGTTTAAATTTACATCATGCAATTAATATTACAGATAAATTTATGGAAGCTGTTGGTTTAGGACTTGAATGGAATTTATTGGACCCCAATGATGGCTCAATACGCGACACAATTAAAGCACGTAAACTCTGGGAACATATCTTAGAAACACGTTATAGAACAGGTGAACCTTATCTAAACTTCATTGACACCGCAAACAGAGCATTACCAGACGCACAGAAAGCAAAGGGTATGCTTATTAAAGGTTCTAATCTATGTAATGAAATCCATCTTGTAACTGACGAAGAAAGAACAGCAGTATGTTGTTTATCATCTGTCAATTTGGAAAAATATGATGAGTGGAAAGACACAAATATGATTAAAGATCTCATTGTATTTTTAGATAATGTATTACAATTCTTTATTGACCATGCTGGTGATGAAATTAGTAGAGCAAAATATTCTGCTCAACAAGAGAGAAGTTTAGGTTTAGGAGCTATGGGTTTCCATTCATATCTTCAATCACATTTAGTGCCTTTTGATAGTGAAGAGGCTGTTGCAATTAATGAAGAAATATTTAAGAACATTAAAGAGAAAAGTATTGAATCAACTTTAGAAATGGGTAAACGTAGAGGTGAAGCACCAGATATGGTCGGCACCGGAAGGCGTAATGCTCATATGTTGGCTATTGCACCAAACGCAAATAGTTCTATGATAGGAAACACAAGTCCAAGTATTGAGCCTTGGAAGGCAAATGCATTTACTTCTAGGACCAGAGTCGGTAGTCACCTAAATAAAAATCCATACCTTGAAAAAGAGTTAGAGAAACTCGGTAAGAATACTGACGAAGTATGGAGCATGATAATTACTAATGGAGGGTCAGTCCAACATCTTGACTTTTTGGACCCTCATTTAAAAGAAGTATTCAAAACAGCAATCGAATTAGACCAGCTATCATTGATTCGACTCGCAGGCGATAGACAAAAATATTTGTGCCAGGGTCAATCACTCAATGTCTTCTTCCCAGCTGGTGCTGATAAAGTTACCTTACATCAAGTCCACTATCAAGCGTGGAAACAAGGCTGTAAGGGATTATATTATTTAAGAACAGAAACATCTAATAGGGCTGAAAATGTATCGCAAAAAATTAAAAGAGAAAAATTAGATGATATTATTAACCCAGACGCAGTAAAATTTAGTAACGGAACGGAGGAAAGTCAAGATGAGTGCGTCGCTTGTCAAGGATAGAAAAATGCAAGTAACAATCTACACAAAATCAAATTGTCCCTTCTGTGAAAAGGCCAAGGCATGGTTTACACAGCACGGATATTCATATACACAAATCGTTTTAGATGACGAAGAGCAAAGATTAGCTTTTTACCAAAAACACAGTAATGGTAAAGAAGTTCGTTCCGTTCCTCAAATTTGGATTAATGATGAACACATAGGAACATATAATGACCTTATGGCTATATCAGATAAACTTGTAAAGAAACAAGGTGGTTTGATGGAATTTTCAGAAACATATAAGCCCTTTCACTATCCATGGGCTGTAGAAATTACCACACGCCACGAAAAAGCACACTGGATTGAAGATGAACTTGACTTATCAGAAGATGTATCTGATTGGAAAGGCGGAAAAATTAATACTGTTGAAAAAGAATACATCACAAATATCTTAAGATTATTTACTCAATCAGATGTTGCTGTTGGTCAAAATTATTATGACCAATTTATTCCTAAATTTAAAAATAATGAAGTTCGTAATATGTTAGGTTCATTTGCAGCACGTGAAGGCATCCACCAAAGAGCGTATGCACTATTAAATGAAACCTTAGGTTTGCCTGATGAAGAATATCACGCATTCTTAGAATACTCTGAAATGGCAGATAAAATCGAATATATGAGAAAGGCCGATACCAACACACTCCGTGGTTTAGGCCTATCTCTAGCTAAATCTGTATTTAACGAAGGAGTTGCTTTATTTGCTTCCTTTGTCATGTTATTGAACTTCCAACGCTTCGGTAAAATGAAAGGTATGGGTAAAGTTGTTGAATGGAGTATTCGTGACGAAAGTATCCACGTTGAAGGTAACTCAAAACTGTTTAAAGCATTTGTTAAAGAACATAGTCGTGTTGTTGATGATGAGTTCAAAAAAGAAATTTACGATATGTCAAAAGATATTGTAAGTCTTGAAGATAAATTTATCGATCTTGCTTACGAGATGGGCGAGATTGAAGGCTTAAATAGAGCAGAAGTAAAAGAATATATAAGATATATTACAGACAGAAGATTGCTTCAACTCGGTATGAAACCAAACTTTAAAGTAAAAGACAATCCTCTTCCTTGGTTGGAATGGGTTTTAAATGGTGCGGATCATACTAACTTCTTTGAAAATCGTGTAACAGAATACGAAGTTGCTGGACTTTCAGGATCATGGGATGAAGCTTACGCCGCATAGGTAAGCCTATATGATTGAAAAACAACATTTCCAAGATGTTATTGATAAGTTAAAAGCCGAAGGGAAATATAGAGTCTTTAACGACATAGTTCGCGAGAGAGGAAATTTCCCTAAAGCCACATGGTATAGCAAATATTCACCAAAAACAATTGTCAACTGGTGCTCAAATGATTATTTGTGCATGGGTCAAAATCAGTATGTTATTGACGCAATGCAAACTGCGCTCGAAAAAACTGGTTCGGGTTCTGGAGGCACAAGAAATATCGGTGGCACATCACATTATCATGTTACACTTGAAAGAACACTAGCAAAACTTCACAAAAAAGAAAAAGGATTATTATTTACTTCAGCTTATGTAGCAAATGAGTGGAGTATGATTGCTTTATCTCGTATCATTCCAAATATTTGTTTCGTATCAGATAATAAAAATCATGCATCGCTGATTATGGGTATTAAACATAGTCGTGCAGATAAAATTATTTGGGAACATAATAATTTAGATGAATTAGAATTGGCGTTACAAACATGTCAAATGTCTGGTCAGACTCCATGTATTGTTTTTGAATCCGTGTATAGCATGGACGGAGATGTTGCACCAATCAAAGAAATATGCGACCTTGCAGATAAGTATAATGCGATAACATATATTGATGAAGTACATGCAGTTGGCCTTTATGGTGAAACGGGCGCGGGTTATTGCGAAAAATTAGGATTAACAGATAGGATAGATTTAATAAATGGAACACTTGGAAAGGCGTTTGGTGGTCACGGTGGTTATATTGCTGGTGATAGTATTGTACTTGATGCTATACGAAGCGTGGCCTCAGGGTTTATATTTACCACTTCCTTATCACCTGTGATGTGTGCAGGAAGTATAGCTTCAATACGCTGGTTGAAAGAACATAATGAATTAAGGGAAACACATCAGGAAAGAGCATCTACGCTTAAACAGCTTTTAAGTGACAATAATATAGAAATACACGAGGAAGCCTGTACACATATTTTACCAGTAATGGTACGAGATGCAAAACGCTGTAAAGAAATGTCTGATAGATTGTTAAATATACATGGGATT